CGCCAGACCCGTGACGATATCGATGCCGCCCTGGACGATGCCTGCAGCGTTATTGCCCAGAGCGTTCAGTCCGCCGATTGCTCCGGACAGCGCGCTCGAAATTACCGCCGGGAGCCCTTTTAACGCGCTCGCGACCATCGGCATCAGGTTCTTTATAAATGACATCACCGTCTCGGTCAGATTGCTCAGCGCCGGCCCGATATCCTCACCGAGTGCGAGGTTTGCCATCAGGTCCTTGGCCGCGCCCTGCATCGCGCCGAACGCGCCGGAGAGCGTCTCCGTGCTCTCCCGTGCGAAGTTGCCCGCGTATTGCTGCGTGCGGTCCATGAACATCTCCATCGCGAGGGCTGCCTTCTCGGCGTTGTCCGCCGTGTTCCATTTGAAGTTGAGCCCCTTCTCGAGCGCGTATGCCTCCAGCGTCGTCGCGTTCATCGCCACGCCGAGGTTGTCCATCATGGTAAAGTTTCCCTTTGCTGCGCCCGCGATCGACTCCATCGCGCTCGCCGTGTCGAGGCCCATGACACTCGCCACGTCCGCCGCCCTCTGCATGGCCTGCGTCGTCATGTCGAGAGCCTGCTGCTGGTCGAGCCCGGATCCCTGGAACAGAGACCCCATTTTATTCGCCGTTGCCATGTACTCGCTTGCCGACATGCCCATATTCTTATAGGCTTCCGTCGCCATGTTCTGGACGTTCTGCGCGTACTGCCCGAAGACAGCCTCGGATCCGCCGAGGTTCTGCTCCATTTCCATGCCCTGGCCGATGGTGTCCTTTAAGATCTTTCCGATTCCGGCAGCCGCGACGACCTTGCCGAGGGAGCTGACCAGATTCGAGCCGAAAAGGCCCCCGGCCTCTTTTCCCGCGGATCCCATTCCGCCGCCGAGCTCTTTTGCAATCTTCCCGCTTATGCCCTTCGCGGTCGGAATGATCTGGACGTATGCTTTGCCTAATTCAGTAGCCATTTAACAGTTTCTCCCTTGCGAGCTTGAACGCGTCGCCATCCTCGAACGCCTCGACCGCGTTCGCGTCTCTTTTCTTTTCCTGCTCCAGCAGCTTCGGCGCCATCAGCTCCGGCTTGCTCCGCCCTGTTTGGCCGTCTTTTGATCTCTGCCAGTTGGCGATCCTTGCGGCGTCATATATCCCCGCCAGGATCAGCCGGTCGAGGTTGCATTGTATCCCGGCCATCTTCATCTGGATCCGTGATGTGTCGCGCAGCCCGGCCGCCAGCGTTGCCGCCGTGCGGACCGGAAGGCTGCGCCAGTCGTAAACGTGATAGGTTTCCGCGAAATCGCAGATCAGCGCATCCTCGTCGGTCTTTAACATCCCGGCGAGGATGATCAGTTTTTTATGCCGCTATTCTGCGTTCCCGCGTCGGTCAGGATCTCGGTGATCTCTGACATGATCTCGGACGCCGGGACGCGTCCCGTCTCACTGTTTCGGTGGAAATCGTACAGAGCCGCCTTCTGTTCCGGGCCCAGTAGCCTCACGATTGCCGGCATTAACCCGGATACCCCGTCGGTGTCGATGGTGATGAGCGCCTCGAGCAGCTCCATGTCGTCCCGTGCGTCGTCCGCTATTTTGTACTCAAAACCCCAGCTTGTTTTTCCCTCAATCATCTCTTTCCCTCCGTTTGCTTTACGCCGCGGTGGCCGTGATGACGATGTCACCCGTCACTGATGCGATCGTGATCGTGCTGGTCGAGCTGTCCCAGGCTGTCGCCGAGATGTCCGTGCCGCCCATCGTGACCTCCACGCTGGTGATGTCTCCGCTCTCCGGAGCCAGCTCCGCCGTGAACTCCGCACCGTCCGCGATGCTGTCACCCGTGAACGTGCTCGTTACGTTCGTCAGGTTCTGCGTGACGCTGCGCGTCGTCGGTGTCGGTCCCGGCTGCGCCGGTGTGACGATGTATTCGTAGTGCATGTTTTCCTTTTCATCCGGCAAGGCCGTGAGTGTGACGTCGTATGCGATCGCCTCGTCGTCCTTGTACACGGTTTCCCCGAGCTCTGACATCTTCGCGCACGGAAGCACCACGCGCTTTAAGACGCCGCCCTTCAGGATCATGTCGAATACATACGCCGCTTCCAGAGCCTCCTCCGCGTTGACCGTGACGGTGATCCCTGTCTCCAGATCGCCGGTCACGTTGTTATTTCCGAAGACCATCTTCAGCACTTCCGGATTGAGCGATTCAATGAACTGCGCCTGCCAGGTGTCCGTGACGTCCGTCTGAGAAGACAGAACTGTCACGCCGCCCCACGCTTTGATGTCCTCGGACTCTCTGGCGTTGCTGTTGGTGACGCCGTCTTCTGACACAAAACCGATGTCAACGAATGCCGGATCCAGTGCGCTCGTCGCATCCGTCGGGAGCGGTGTCCCTTTGGGTGCGCGGAAGATCGCGCCGCCGACTTTCGGTTTACCGGTCGATACATAAGCACTGTTTGCCATTTTGTTTGTCCTCCTTAGAAATAAACGATGTCAAAGACTGCCTGGTATCGATACGACTTCGTCGCGGTGTCCGTGAAATCGTAATTTGAATTAAGCTCCACGGATGACACGTCCGGGAGTCCCACCGCTGCCAGCATGTACCCGATCAGCGCCTCGTTGAGCTGCGCCGCTCTGGCTTTGGTGGCTGCGTATGACTGGATGGTCAGCATCGCGGTCCGGATGTAGTTGGTTTCCCCGCCTCCGGTTTTTTCTACGATGTAGACCTCCTCCAGCCCTGCCTCTTGCTCGAACAGGACCGGGATCTCCTGGACGGATTCCAGATAGTTTTTGATAATCGTTTCGACCATTGTTTACCCTCTTACGCTTTCAAATTCTTCAGAAGCGTGTTGTTTTTGGCGTTGTCTCGTTTCGCCGCCCATGTGTCCGCGTATGCCTTGCCTACGACGCGCGTCCCTGCCGTAAACGTCCCGGACGCATACCCGGATCCGGATGCACCCGCGACCCTCGCCGCGTGGTCCCCCAATATCTTGGACATCTCCGCCGACTTCAAAAGCTCACGGACGGCCGCGGCGTTCCGCTTAAACTTGACCTTGCTCATACTTCGCCGCCCTCACTTTCTTATGCCACGGAAGCCGCGGCAGGTTTGCCTCGATGCCGGTCACGGCGAAGCCGAACGTCTCGAGCTCGTGCGTCTCACCATACGCGTCCGTCCAATCGACCCGGACATCCTCCCAGACGTGCGTGTCGCCCTTCGGGATCCCGATCCAGCAAAAGAGCCGCTTCCCGTACAAATCCGTCGAGCTCAGCACGTCGTCGGTCTCCGGTTGGCCGATCAGGACGTTTTCGACCTGGACCGGCGCCGTCTCATAGACAGGGGCGCCGAACTCGTCGACGCCCCTCTGCGTTTTCTGGTAAAGAGTTACCGTTGTTCCTTTGATTTTCGCCATAATTGCACAGCTCCGATCTGCTGCCGCAGCAGCCCCAGCCGTTTCAGGTCGTTATACATGATCGACGCCTCGATGCCTCCGCCCTGGATCGCATACGTCCCGCTCCACGAATACCCCAGAGCGCTCTGCGATTCCTGCGACATCGGCTCGTTCTGCGTGTCCTGTCTCAGGATCCTGCTCACCACGTCGACCGTGACGATCTTCGCCACGCTTGCCAGCGTAGGCTGCTTCTCGATCATCTGATCCAGATCCTTGCCGACGTTGATCGCGCATTGACGCAGCGCATCGGACACGAGCGGAAGCAGCGCCTTCGCCCGTGTTGTTTCGTCAGCTGTCAGTGGCCGGAAAAGAACCTTGATATCCTCTACTGTCGCGAACGGTTCCGCCATCACTTTCTCGCTTTCTTTTTCGTGGTTTCCTCCGGTTCCTGCTCCGGTGTCTGTTCCGGTTCCTGTTCCGGTTCCTGCTCCGGTGTCTGTTCCGGTTCCTGTTCCGGTTCCTGCTCCGGTGTCTGTTCCTTGACTGCGTCATCAAAAGGAACCCACGGTCCGCCTCCACAGAGCACGTCCGATTCAAAAATCGCCCCGTTCTTCTTGTTCAGATATTTGTATTTAGCCATTGTTCCCTCCTGTCTCCGCCTCCGCGATGATGCGGGAGAACGCATCCGGGAGCAGGATGCCCCAGCCGAGATACGCTTCGCCGCGCAGGTACACCTGGTTGCAGCCCTGGAGATCGCCCGCCTGCTCGTCGTTGTCCGGATTGCCGTATTCGATGACACGGATCGGGATCTGGCGTGCATAACCCCATCTGAAGTAGTCGCGGAAGTTGCCGATGTAGCCGAGCGCGTTCGATGCTGCAAAGCTGACCGTGCTGTTCACGTCTGCCGGCAGGCCCTGGATCGTGGACGGCTGCGCACCCCATGCAAGCTCCGGATAGAGAGCTTCGTTGCTGGTGCTGCCCTTCTTTTCACCGGCGAGGCTGTTTCTCAGCACGTTGGACAGGGCGATGCCCGTCACTTCGTGCTCGTTTCCGCTCACCTGCTGGATTGCTGCCTCGATGGCTGCCGTCGCGGTTTCGGATCCCTTGACGCTCGTCTGCTCGACGATGCCGTCGAAGAATTTTCCCGCCAGCACATCGGCCTCCACGCTCGTGCGCGGATTGACGCCATGGAAAGCCATGATGTCGAGACCGCGTGCCGCTTTGCGTGCGAAGCCTTCCGCAAACGCCATCATGTACTGGAGACGCACTTCGTCGGCGGCATACATAAACTCGTCGGAGACGCGGACGCCATACTCCACTTTGACCGGTGTCATGACCACCGGGGCGATCGCGGCGCCGCCGTTGGACTTCTTTCCGGATTCGGCCACGAGGTCGACTTCCTTGTCAAAGTTGAACGTGAAAACCTGCTCACCGTTAAACGGCATGGGCTCCGCCTCGGAGAGGCGTGCCAGCGCGGACTTACCGCGCACGAGGTTGAACATCCGGCTCGTTACCTCTGCCGGGAGCTGTAAGCTGCTTCTTTCAAGAACATTTGCCATGGTATTTAATCCTCCTTAGTTTTGTGGTGCTAGCTGCGGCAAAAACGACAACATCGCCGCCGCTGCTGCATTCTTTGAATCAATGTCCGGGTTTCCGGTAGTCATTAACACATTGGACTTCTCTGTACTTCTGAGCGGTGCGGCCTGCTTCGGTGCCAGAAAGCCCGCGACCTTTTCCGCGTCCGCTTTCAGCTCCTCCGCCGTTGCCCCGACCAGACGGTCGGCCAGCTCAATCGGCACCCCATTTTCATGCGCGACCTTGTTTTTCATGAGCGAAATTTCCGCCGATGCCGCTCTCGCTTCCAGATCTTTCACAACCTGGTCGTGCTGTGTGGCCTTTTCCTCGGCCGCCGTCAGTTTGACCTGGATCTCGCTGATTGCCTTTTCGTGCTCAGCGTTCAGCTTTGCGACATCTTCAGGGGAAAAATAATCCTTGTACTTTTCCACCGCTTCGCGGTCCTTTTGCTCCAGCCGCTTCTGGATTGCCTTGTCAAAGTCTTCCTGCGTTTCGATTACCTTGAAATCTGCCATTGTTTTGGTCCTCCTCTTTTACCGTGAGTAAACGTAAATTTTTGTATTAAAAAAGCACCCTCGTCGGGTGCTCCTTTAATAATTGATTTTTTGCGGCGCCGCCGTTTTTGTTGTCATCGCCAGCCAGTAAGCCAGGATCATGCTGTCCATGATTGCCACATCCGCGTCCTCTACCTGGGACCGGTATCCGAAGCCGCCGTTTGATCCGATCGCCCGCTTCTCGCAGTTGGTGACGATCCGCGTCACCTTGGCCTGTTCGACGTGTGCCAGATTCCCCTGGAGCCCTGTCTCAAACATGGCGTTGGCCGCGATGATCTCCTTTACGGTCGGCAGGACCGGCTTTTTCGCGATCTTGGCCTCTTTCATCGCGTCGACCATGATCTGCTGTCCGCTTGCCCCGTCCACGGCCACCTTTGCCGTCTTCGGGTTTTTCAGAAACTCGATCAGCCAGTCGGTGCCGTCCCGGACAGGTTCGCATTCGATGTGCTCCACATAGACGCGTCCGTCCGTGGTCTTGCTCGCGACGCTCAGGGCCACGTTCGTGCCGTCGATCCCGAACTTGATACCCCAGAACCTTTTCGGCTCCAGCTCCGGGACATCTTCCACCCGGACGTCTTCCCATTCTTTCGGACTGATTGCGCTGTCCTGTTTGTAGGACAGCCAAAGCCCCAGGCGCTGGACGTTGAAATCGACCACCCCGGTGGTCAATTCCCTCCGGATGTTTCGCTCGGACAGGATCAGCCCCAGACTCGGGTTTAACCGATACCAGAGTTCCACGTCCTCGATGTCTTCCGTGAGCTTCTCGATAGACCATTCGGTCCATCCGACCAGATCGGACTTTCCTTCCATGATCTTCCGACGGAACCTCGGAAACACGTCACCCTTGGATGTCGCCGTCGGTGGCGTCCCGACCAGGATCGTCTGCGGATTCTTCGCCGCGCTCACCGTGTACGTCAGGGCGCTCTGCTGCTTGGATGTGTATTCCTGCGCCTCGTCGACCACCAGCACGTCGAAGCCTTCACCGAGCCCGCCCGTGTCTGTGCGCGTCCGGAAATGGATTTCCCCGCCGCCGTATATGATGATCGTCTCGAGCCCGTACTGCTTGGACGCGTAGAATGTCCCCGGTAGACCCTTGCCTTTTTTCCTCTGCCGCTCCTCGAAGCCTCCGCGGATTAGAAGCCGGTAAAGTCTCTCATACGCATCATGCGACGTGGATGTCCTGTGCGCCGTGTGGAGTATCTTCTCGCCTGCTGCCAGGATGCCCCACAGCTCCCGCGCTGCCAGGATCTCGCCCTTGCCGTTTCGCCTTGACAGGCTCAGGCACCAATCCGGATATGACCAGAGGTTTTTCCCGTCTCTGGCCATCAGACCGATGATCTGCGTCTGCTGCCACTCCATCAGCTTCTGCCGTGTGGCCGCATACAGCGCGATGGCCTGCTTGCCCTTGCTTTTCTCTGGCTTTGTGACGTTGGTAAAAGATGGGACCGGATTTCCGATCCTTTTCATCTCTTACCCCCTTATCCTTGCCTGTCTCTCTTGTACCCTGCGGATCTTTGCGTCGATCTGTTCCGCCGATTGGTTCAGCGTTTGTTTTCTCGCCGTCTGCCTGCTGTACCCGGTCCCCTGCATGTATCTCCGGATGTCCCGGTCTCTGGCAAGACGCGCTTTGACCTCGGCGGCCTCCTCAGCTGACATTTTGGAGCGTGCCGTCGAGCCGATTGCTTTCCGCCTTGCGATTTCCTGCGGTTCGCTTTCCCAGACCCGCTTGCTCCAGACGTTTTGACTCGTCCGTCCGCTTTGATACGTAACCGTGCACCGGCAGTATTCATGCCGCCGGAAAAAATCGTCCGGCTGATCGCCGTACTCATACGTCCCGCGGCCTGCCACGTCGGCGCACCAGTCACAGCACCCCGGAGCCAGGATCCGCGACACCGTCGCCGTTAGCCCTGCCTGCTGCCGGAATCTCGCGTTCGCCCGGATGAACTCATCCATGAACGCCTCGGTGATGTTGATGATCGGCTCGCCGAACCAGAAAAGCAGCTGCTCCCAGCTGATGCCCTCCGTGGTCATTTTGTTGATCAGACCCGCGGCCCTCTCCTCCGGAAAATCCGCCATCGTGGCACGCAGCCCGATTCCTGCCGCGTCGTCCCCGATCTCCTGGATCCGGGCCGCCACGTCGTTCACCAACTCGTAATTGTTCCGGAGCGCCGGTGTGACCGTCCGCTGCGCGATGTTAAAATACAGCGTTTCATTCGGCAGGTTTTCCGGCCGTAGATTTCGCTGGAGCGCCGTCGCCAGCGCGTCCCCTGCCCGCTCGGCATATTCTCGGCCATCTACGAACGTCGCCGTCCCGTCCCTTATTCGGTTTGTGATGTGCCGCACCCTTCGATCCGTCGCCATCCGTGTCCGGAATGTCGTCGCGATGTCTTCCTGGAGTGCCGGCACCACATCCGTCGCCATTTAATCACGCCCTCGTCTCGGCATGGCCTCGGCGAACGCTTTCAGGGACGGCCCGATCGCGTTCCGGGCTTCCTGTATCAGCCCCTCCGGGACTTCCCACGTCTCCGCGTCCACTTTGTACACGATGCCCGCGTCTCTTTGCCTTGCCGACTGGATCGTCGCCGGGATCAGCACCGGATCCCCTGTGTTAAATTTTGTCTGCATTGCCTTCCCCTTAGTTATTCTTCGCGTAAATCATCATCACAAAACCATTCTTGCTGGAACGGTCTTTGCCAACCTCGACCACGATGTTTCCGGCCTTCTGCGCTTGATAGATGCTGATGTTGTCCTGTGCGTTTTGCCTCGGTGCGTTCATCACGAAACCGTCATTCGTGAATCCGTTTATCTGCAATATCTGCTTTATGCCCGTGATGCCGTGCGGATAATTTGTAACGCCTGCCGCTGATGGCAATGCACCGATGTCAAGCAGTTTGCTGTACACTGGATAAGTGACGCCATTCTCTGTGTAAGTGCCGTACCACTTCTCGACACCGACTTCAAAGTTATTACCGTTTGGCTTGACATGCCTGCCTCTGTAATAAACATCATCGGTTATTTCGAACTGGTATATTACTGTTATGTTGTTTTCGATGTATGATAACTCATACTCTACCTCTGGCAGGAGAACCCATGTGTACTTCTGGGTGATCAGACGTGTCTTATCACCATCCTTGATGTATATCAACTTGTCGCTGTAAAACAGGTTCTCAAACTCGGTCATTGTCATGTTGAAGTCGGCAACGTCGATCACAACGTAGTCCACCTTACCAGACATCAAGCCGTCTGTATACTCCTTTGTGGAAACGTGAAAGCTGTCAGTTCCCAATCCAGACGTGACGTTCATCGAAAACCAGTCTGGCAGCTCTCCGTTCGCGCCTCGTGAATATAACGCTTGCACTCTCTCGCTGTCGTTGTTTGACAAGATAGCGTTCACCTCGTAAACGCCACTACCACCGAGAGGGATTGTTCCGATGTCGAAGCTCGCGTTGCCTCCACCTCCGCCACCTTTGCCGTCCATTACGTCAAAGGATTGCCCCTGCGGATGATCTTTGTCCGTGATGTTGACGCGATGGCCGCCAGTGATTTCGGTTACAGTCACGGCAGGCGAGAAGCCGTCCTCACCCTGCGGCCCTTCCGGTCCCTGCGGACCTTGCGGACCCGTTTCGCCCTGTGGGCCTGTTTCGCCCTGAGGACCCGGCTTACCCTGAGGATCCTCCCAGCCTGCATCATTGTCCGTAGCGGACTTCTTTGTCAGGACCTGTCCGGTGGAGCCGCCTGCCGGCAGCTCGCCCTGGATGTTCAGCTGCCGGCTCGTCTTATTTCCGGACAGCAGCACGCTGTTGATCTGCGGCCGGTTTTGCAGCTGGTTATAATCCGTTGTCCCGCCCGGGCCGACCGGATCCGGGATTTCCTTGTCGTACTCCCGAATCAGCTGCCACGGTCCGCCCTCGCAGACCACGAGGCTCTCAAACCACAGCGTGGTCTCTGTGTTCTCATAAACGTACACATGCACGATCATCCGCTTGCCCTCCTATCCGTCTACTTCTTCGATCCCTGTTTCGTTGACTCCGTCGTCGTCCATGCCTCAGACTCCCGTCAGGTCAAAGATCATCTCCGGCGTGATGTAATCCGGGAAGCTCTGCGCGATCTTGGCCAGACCGTCACCCACAGCGCCCAGCGTCGACGCGTCGGCAGTAAATGCCGGATACCATGCCGGCTTCGTCCGGTACAGCTGATATCTTAAATACTTCACATCATCCCGGAGGCACGCCGCCAGGAATCCCGCGTTCAGCAATCCCACCCCGAACGCCTTGTGCGCGTGCGTTGCGGTCAGCCGCAGGTTTTCATGCGCTGCCTTGATCGCGTCCGCGCTGCTCGGGTTTTCGCTCGGGAATCCCAGATCGTCAAGCGTCAGCCCGGTCTCGGCTCCGAACAGAGACGCGAACATCCGCAGCTGTGCCAGATGCGGCTCCATGCTTTGCTGCGAAAACTGGCCGACCTTGGTGTTGTCGCTTCCGTTTTCTCCCAGGGAGAACGTCATCATCGCGGACATGGCCGCCGTCCACTTCTCGATCGTCTTCTCGGCCTCCTGGTCGATGCCTGTGGCCCACTTCTGCGGGAACGAGTAAAACTCCGCCGAGATTTCGGAGCGCTTGATCGTTCGCATCGCGGATCCGGTGATGCTCATGCCCGCCCGCGATATCCGGCTGTGCCCGAACGGCCTCACCGCATCCGGACGGAATATGATCGGCACCAGCAGCGGGTAGCTTGCCCTGTTCGGCCGCTCCTCCACCAGCTTTCCGAGCTCATAATATGCTGTGTACTCGTAGGTGAAATAAGCCTCCCTTACCGGCTGCCCGAACTGGTTCCGCTCCAGGACTGCATAGCCCTCATGCAGCATCATCGTGATCGGATCGATGATCCCCGTCGCGTTCCCGCCGTCGATCACCTGCATCCTCGGATATCCTGTCTCATCCTCTGCGATGTAGATGAACGAGCACGACGTGATCAGAGCGCACAGGATCGCCGAATTGATCAGGATGTCCCGGTTGTTCAAGTCGAAGATCGTCCCGATTCCGAAATCATCGTTCCGGAACTCCTTAAACTCCAGACGATCGGCCAGCGCGTCCACGCCCTTGGCCGGCCATCCGATCACCGCGTTCCAGTACCGGAGATCCGGAGGCGTCGAGATGCCGAAATCCACCGTGTGGTTTTTCATCTCGTAAAACAGATACCGCTTCATGATGCGCGGCAGCTTCATGATCAGTTTTTGTTGCAGATATGGGATGCCTTTGTACTCCATCGCCCGCCTTGACCCCCTTTAGCCTCAAAATCGAATTAAAATATTTGTACA